CTCAATGAAGGCCTCGTCGCGTTCGACGACAAGCTCGTATGTATCGCGCTGGTCGAGAATGCCGACGAAGAGAATGGCCCACGTGTAGCCGGTGACGAAGAGTTGCCACTGGACCTGCGCCCAGTATTCGAGCGGGATGCCGTTCTCCCAAGTGTTCTGAACGTAGCTCGTGGTGGTCTTGAGCTCCAGAATCCCAACACCCTTACGGGCGGTAGATTTGATGACCCGGTCGAGGTTGGCCATCGCCCACGGATACTTCTTGTGGACGCGGATTTTGTTATCCATCTTCACTGTGCATTCCGGGTGAGCCTCGAGGAAGAGCTGGTGCATCGCCGGCTCGAGGATGAGCCCCCACTTCGTCGCGTTGTTTCCCTCAAACGGAGGGATGAGTCCGCGCTTGTCCGCGAACACCTCATAGGAGGTCTTGTATTTTGAGAGGCCGAGGATTGCGCCAATGTCGGAAGAGCCGACACCCTTTCGGCGGAACTCCAACCACTGCTCGTCCTTCATGTTTCGCTTGTCGATGTTCTGTGTCATAGTCGTTCTCCTGAGAATTTTTCTGCGTTCTCTACAGCCACGAACTCTTCCTGCGGAATCCATTCGAAGACACACAGAAGCTCTGGGGCTGGCTCATTCTTGAGGTTCCTAGGCCTCCCCTCGTTCTCGGACCGAACCCACACAGACTTCTCGTCAGTGTCAGCCCAGAGGTAGATGTCGCACTCCTCGTTCCGGCACCGGTTCTCAGCGTAGTCAACAGCATCCTTCACCGGGCCCTTGCGCTTGAAGCATAGATACACCGTGGCATTCCATGAGGACATTCGAACAATTCCACTAGGCATCTTTCCACCCTTTCTTGATTTTGAATGTGATTGAATTGTCCCACTCCTCCATCAGGTTGACCTTGCATATCTCTGCAAGAGCCTTCGTCGGAACATCGGCGCACATCCTTGTTCCCTCTTGGTCCTCCACCCAGTAGAACGGTATCTTTCCCGCCACGAGCGGGGTTAGGTTGGTTGAGAGCGCGATAGCCTTGGCTTGGGCCGTATCGGCAAGGTGCGATATTTCAGACACAGCCTTGCCAGCGACAGCTTGAATGTGGCGGCAGGAGTTGAGAATTGCGTTGATTTCACGCTGAGCCTCCTCTGCGGCCTCTCGCCGCATACGGGCTAGGTCATCGAGGGTGCTCTGAAGGTTGGGGGATACTTCCATCTCGCTCATGTGCTTCTCCTTTTGTGTGATACAATATACGGAACTTTTGATTGAAAGTCAAGCACTCTTTTCGAGTAAATTCTGGACCTGCCTGCGAAGCATCGCGTTCTCCTTGGCGAGTGTGAAGTTGCGGTCGAGGACGCTGAAGTATTCACCCTTCAGGTAGGCGACCATAGCGGTCTTCGCGTGGACCTCAATCTCGAGCTCAAGGCGGCGCTGGTGCTGGCGAGCTGAAAGGCTTTGTCCGTAGGTCATATCAGTATTCCTTTTCGTCTGGTGGTGGCACCGGGGACATGAACACCCGGTAGTAGAGTGATTCCCGCTTTGCCCCGGAGTAGCTTGCGAATACCCCTTGAACGTATCCGCCGTCTGGGGAGTGACGGAGGTGGCCATCTTGGTCCACAAAAAGAAGGCCGCCAATAGGCTCCACGAGTCCGTTCACTAGTTGACCCCTTGCAGGATAATTCCCTCGTTTGAGATGAACCCATTGTCGATGAGGCGAGCCGCCATGCGGCCATACGAGCCTTGAAGGCTCCACGCCAACCCGGAGCGGATTAGGCCGGAGAAGAGAACGAGGATGTCGGAATCAGACAAGAGGCCCTCCTCAAAGTCAATCATCATGGAGAGCTGGTCCATCTGCTTCGGTGGGACGGTTGCGGGAAGTGTCGGTGGAAGTGTCATGTCGGCTCCTTGTTTTTGTCTACCACAAGATAACACTTTTTTCCCGAGAATGCAAGTGTAATCTTTACAAAATGAAGCGGGGCCCGAAGGCCCCATTTCATTAGAACGGAAGGTCCCCTTCGGTTCCTTCCCGCGAGGGGGCAGGCGCCCCGTCTCCGCTACCAGCCCGGCTCGAGCCGAGCAAATTCAAGACGTCCAAGGTGATAGATGTCGAGTATTTCTCCACACCATCCTTGCCCTTATACTTGTCGGTCCGCATCCGGCCCTCAATGTAGAGCGGGGAACCCTTGGTCACATACTTCGAGACGATGTCTCCAAGCTTGTCCCAAGCGGTGACGCGCACCCACTCCGTCCGCTCCTGCTCCTTTCCGTCGTGCTTCCACTTCTCTGTGACGCCGAGCGAGAAGTTGGCGACAGTGATTCCACTACTGGTCTTGCGGACCTCCGGGTCACTGCCGACATACCCCATGAACGTGCAACGATTCAAGCCTCTCATTATGCTTCTCCTTTTATGCTTTTCATTGAGTTGGTGTGTCCAAGGTCGTCGAGCTCAGACGGCAGTTTGCCGCGCTCAATCATCTCCTTGGTGTGAACATACGCGAAGATATTCCACGCGACAGCCGAGGCATGGTCTTCATCACGCCTCCCCTCGAGGACGGATACGAGGTGCCGCATCGCGCTGTCGAGGTAGCGGCTAAGCTCCTGCCCCTTCTCCCAGTTTCGGTCGCCATACTTCTCAGCGCCATTCTCGTAGTGCCTTGCGAGCCTGCGAAGAGGGTAGGTCGGAATTAGGTCGAAGCGCCCCTTCCCTTCCCGCGTGTCCCGGACGCTCCCCGTTGAGAACGATTGCCGGGCCCCAGAATCTACCACTTTTGCGAAGTCCATAATCCTCCTTTGTTAGATGACCACCTGAAACACTGGAATGTTTTCGTGGAGCTTGCCAGCCGACTTGGCGTTGTAGGATTCCAGCTCCGGGATGATGTCGTATGCACCCTCAATCGAGGAAACCTGAAGGTCGCACTTCATCGAGTCACGGGTCCCGTCCTCATAAAAGATGTGGACATTTTGAGACGCCCGGCTAGCGAGCTGAAGGCCTGAGAACGAGTAGGCGTTCCCACCAACAAGAGAGCTTGAGCGGGAGTAAGTGTCCCCAATCCGGCACGAGTGTATATCCCCAAAGATGACGTAGTCGATGACGCGGCCCTGCTCAGCATACTTCCCGCGAATCTGCTGGACGCTCGTCTCGACCTTCCCGCGAATCTGCTGTCCATGAAGAAGAAGCAGGTTTTGGCCGGCGACATTGACGACCATCTCTTGCGGGTTGCCAAGGATGAACTCCACCCCATTGGCCTTTCGCATACCATGTCGGAGGATGTTGAAGGTGAGGAAGTCGTAGTTGTCGCTCGCGACCATATCGGTCCACCCGGGCTCGTCCTTCACCCTCGATTCATTGCCAACGACCTGAGCATACGAGACGTTGAAGTCTTGATTCAAGTCAACAATGAACTGCTCGAGAAGATACACCCCAAGCATAAGGGCGTTTGAGCGATTCGACGCTTGAGAGAGGTATTCATCCAGACGACGGTCGGAATTCAAGATGTCACCCGTGTTGGCAATCAGGACATTCGATACACCAGCCGCCTTAAATGCCGCCCGCGCCTTGTCCGCAAATAGCTTGAGTCTACTCGCCGCAACAGAGAAGTCATATCGGTTCCCTTCGATGTGGACGAGCTCGTTGAAGTGAAGGTCCGAAAGGTGAACCACCCCGACAGCCTTCGCCTTCTTGCCCGGGTGCTTCTTTGTGAGCTTCGAGAAGTCATACCTCTCGAGGAGCGCAACAATCTTTTCGCCAACCGCCTCAACCGCGTTCTGGTAGCGCGACGCTTCGCGGAAACCCTTCGCCCTGATACGCTCCCGGTCCCGCGCTTTTTGGAGGTTGCGGGCCGTCTCGACAAGCTCCGCCGCTTGCTCTGGGTCTTGCCCGAGCTCTTTGGCTCGACGATACGCCGCGAGGATTTGTGTCGCCCTGTGGACACCACACTTAGCTCTCTTTCTCAATTCCTCTCTTGTGATTTCTCCGTCGCTTGCTCGAACAATTTGAATGATTTGCAGGTCTGTCATCATAGCTCCAAGCTAAGTGTTAGCCCAACCACCGTCGCGCAGGCGGCGGCAGGCAGATATTGTTTGTCTTGCGCGAAGAGAACTGCCCCCACTGTTGAGACCACCACAACCGGCTTCACCCAAGCTGGCTCGTGGACCGTGACCGTCTTGGTGATTACCGGGCGAGGCGGTAGCCCGGTGATGTCAACATCCACCCTGAACCACTCGTCCAAAGGACGGTATGACACCGCGACGCTCCCCTGAACGCCGCTGGTGTCAAAGCCGGCCTCGAACCTTTTCTCCTGCAACCTCGCGACAAGTGCAGTATTATCGAATCTCAACGAGTCCGCAAGGGCCTGAATCTTGGCTATCTGAGTTGAGTCAACAACGGTGTCCTTTGTGGCTGGGCCCTCGAGGATGATAGGCTCCGGGACCGGGGTTGGTAGCCACGCTGTGTCAACGACCACGGTCTCGCGTGGCTTTGAGACGTATCCACGTGTGCAATACCCGAGTCCAAAGCTCACAGCCCCCATGATGAACAGGCCCACCAATATGTCTCGTAGATTACTCAACGACACTCTCCGGCGGCTTGACGCCAGCCCTCAACTGCGCGAGCGTCAACCCGAACGTGAATTGAAAATGCGGAAGGTCGAGGAAGCGCCACCGACCACCCCACTCGAGGCCCAGCGATTCACCAAGCTCGCCAACCTCGACATAGTCCGACACCCCGTCTTGGTCAACATCGACCTTCGCATCCCACGTTGGCCTATCGTCCTTGACGATAGCGAAGTCGAATGCGAGCTTGAAGTTGTGGTAGGAGCTACCGGGCTTAGCGTTGGTGACAATCTTCCCGGGCGTAACGCGACCTTGGTCGTAGAGCTTCTGTTGCTCTTCGTTGGTCCGGGTGCCATTGGTGATGATGATTTTGTGGCCCTTCTCTGCCGCAAGCTTGATTAACGCTCGGGCCTTGTCTGCCACATAGGGGTGAAGTGTAAGAATGCGCTTTTCGTTGTCAAATGCCATTGGGTGCTTTCCTCAAAAAAAAAGGTGCCACGCCGGGAACAGGGGGCGGACGACCCTGCCAAGCGGAGTGCTTGGAACGTGGCACCAATATACGGAACTATTCGTTAAAAGTCAAGGAGAATCTTCTACTTCTTCTCCGCTATCGTCTTGGCAATCCCGGAGCCAAGCAGGACGGCGACGAGGAAGGTGACGCCGCTAGGAACATCCGGGACGGTGTTTGTGACAACCGCCGCCTTCAGATACGCGACAGCGAACACAAGCGCGAACGGGACAACGAACAGAGCGGTGAACACACGGGTCGAAGAAAGTGGGTCGCTAGAGTTGAGCACTCTACCCATGAATGCGACCAGACGCTCGAACATACCACCCATCCCTACCCCCTCTTGTCTTTTCTTTTCTTTTCTTTTCTTATCTTATCTTACAGTGGAAGCCGTATGGATTCCGCTCTTCATCCAGCATCCTTCCGCCCGGAAGCCCGCTGGATGTGTGGTGAGAAGTAGGCCGTCTTTGCTGGGTGTTTTCCACTTCGCGAATCGCGATATGGAAATACCGAACGATTGCCTACCCCTGTAATTGTAGATACAGCTTCTCTTTTTCTCCTCGAATTTACCCCAAAATTCCTGTATCCACAAATACAGGTTCCTCGAATTTACCCCGAACTGCCCTTGGGGTCATCCCCATCCTTCCTATGAAGCTTCCCGAGGTAGGAGAGGACCTCTTTGATTTTCACTGGGAAGGTGATGTTGGTGATGATTGAAAAGTTTTCCATGATTGACAGAACCTCTGTCACCCCTAGATACGCAATAGCGAATGTGTCTAGATTGAGTATCTCGGCCTGAGGGATGACAAGCTCGATAGCGTGAAACGCTATGAACAGGAACAGGTAGCACAGGAACTTCAGCAGTCCTCCGCGGAATCGCGAAGACAGGAACTTCCCGTCGCGGATTGCCGCCGTCGTTCCGAGAACGAGGTCTACGGCCACCAGAACCATCAGGGCTATCAGCGCCGGCATGTGTTCGGCAACCCCGGTTACGAAGATGACTATTGCCCCAGCAATGGCCTTGACCCACACGTGGTCGTGTAGCCCCTTCATTGCATCCCAGAATGGCGACATGGTCTGACAGACGTATGCCACCCCGGTCTCCGCCTTTTTGGCTTTTGAGATTAGGTCAAACATTATTCCTCGTCCTCTTGAGAGCTTTCATACTTCTGTCTCTCCTCTTGAAACATCTCATTCCTCACATTGGTTCTCGCCTGCCTAACGAGATAATCAACGTATTCCTGTAAGTCCTGAGTCTTCATGGATTTAAGCTCTTCCTGAGAGCCCTGTAGCGCTTCCATAACGAGGGAGCCGACGGCCCCAACGTAGTCTTGATACCGCTTCTCGTCCAGCCTCTCACCGAAAACAACCCTGCTTGGAAGGCCAACAACGACACCCTTGCTCCCGAGCTCACGTATGACCGGGTTCTTGCTCTGCCGTGAGACATTCACTGGGCTGAGCTGGAAGAGGTTGGCCGCGAGGTCGGGCTTCTTTTGTGTATCACCAAGTGGCCCCTTCCTTTCCGCAAGCGTCTTTGAGTATACCGGGACATCCGCAAGGACCTTCTGGGTGACACCCTCTGGAACGCGCTGGTCCCGGTCGATGAAGTTGTTTGTCCACCGCATCAGGCTACCAAGCGGGATGACCTGCCGGGCGTTCGAGGCCACGAACCTCGAGGCCTGCCGCTCTGGGTCACTCAGGGCCTCATTCAAATTGTTGAGCCCCTGCATGTAGGATTGCTCACCGAGGAACTTAAGTAGACTGACCGGTATGGCGGACATCTCCGAGCCGGGCTTGTTTGCGTGTTTGGCTATCATCGCCATAGCTATAGGGTATGACAGTGGACCTAACCTGTTGACTTGAACCCACTTATCGCCAATCTTAATCGCGTATGGAAGCTTGCCTTGAGCGTAGAAGTCTGCCTTCTCACTCTGATTCTTTGGGACATCCCAAGTTGTTTCGGCATTCGAGACTACACCAGCGGCGCCCGCGGCAACGAGCGAACCGACCATCGCCTTGGAGAATTGAAGCCTCTGGTTGTCGCCGGCGCCAATCATTGTGAGGAACCCTGCCGGGGAGTATTCAATCCCCTGCTTAAAGATGTTCATTGGCGTCTGGATGAACGGGACCACCCAGCGTATCGCCTTGACGTTGTGTCCGGCGTTTTGAACCGCCATTGTCACCTCGTCAATTTTCGACAGGAGCTTGCCCTGCTCGGTCTTATTCTTCGGGTCCAGCATCTTTCTGAAGACGTAGTATTCGGCGCTCTTGCGGGCCTTCTCGTTTATCTCCCGCATATCCGGGGTCTTGCCCTGCTTCTTGGCCTGATGAATCAGAGATTCCCTCTCCCCTCCCTCGACGAGAACCCGGAAGAACCTATCCCCAGCCTCGAGCGCATTCGTGACGAACCGCGTAGCGTCGTTCAGCTTACTCACCGGCTTGAGTAGTTTTACTTCAGATTCGCCTGCGCTTGGAATTCGACGAAGGTCGAGATTTGTGAGCGCCTCCTTCCCAAGGAATGCCCGGACAGCCGCCTTCGACGCGTCTGGTATCGAGTTGGCCGCGCCCCTGTAGAACGCTGGGACCTCGCTGGCGAACCGGGTTCTCTCCGCGCCGGTGGCCTTGCTTATGACGAAGTCGGTGGCCGCCTCTGACAGCTTGGTCGCCGGAGCTGTGATTCCGGTCTGAATCAAGTTGGAGAATGCGTTGACGACATGGGTCCGCGGCGAAGAGAGCATTGAGATGTAGCGCAATTCGTCAATGACCTCGCTGGCCTTGGGCTTCACGAACTCCCTGTAGAACTTGGCAACACTGCGAGAGTCGTTCCAGTCAACATCCTTGCCTTTGGCTTGAATGTCTCCAATGTCGTTCCCAAGCTTTACGAGCCTCTGGTAGAGCTGTTCCTTCGTCCCCCACTCTACCGCGTCGGCATTCTCTCTGAAGAATCGGAGCAATTGCCCGGCGTAGCTGGCGACAGAGTTGAGCTGAAGGAATCGCTCTTTCGCCTCCGGGGTATCGAGCCGGTCTTTTCGGATGTCCATATTGACCATCTCTCGGAGCTTGAGAACAGCTCCGAAAACCTTAACGCGCTCCTCGTGCGGGATAATCTTCTTCCAAGGCTCCGCGTCTTTTGCCGCCTCCAAGACCTCGTCCACCGTTACCGGCTTCCCAGTGACCTTCTCAATCTCCTTTGAGATGTCTTTCGCGTAGTCCAGCACACGCTTTCTCTCGAGCTCGCTCAACCCAGCCAGTCTCTCGAGATTCACCGAGCCGGCATACTTCTTGATATTCTGCTCGTCGAGCGGGAGCATGGTAGACATTTTGAACATGTTGGGTTCATTCGGATTGAACTCGGTGTTCCCCTCAATGTTCTTCAGCTTCCTCGGGTCCCAGACGATGTAGGACTTGGAGCCGTGGTCAGCCACGAGCTCTTTCAGGTTGTCTGCGTCAATCTCGTATCCCTCTTTCCTGAGCGCATTCTCAACAGACCTGCCGGCGCGGGTGGCGATACCCTCCGCCCTGTTGGTGTATTCGATAGCATCTATGCCGTGTTTCTCGAAAATCTTCTGGACAATCTCGTTACGCTTAATGCGGCTGTATTCGAACAACAGCATGTCCTCTGCGCCGCCCACAAACCCAATCTCTTTGGCGAACTGCTGGCGAATCTTTGGGTCACTCTTAAATCCATCCTCAAGCTTCTGCCGGATGTCGTAGTCCTCCTTCATGAACCTCTCTAGGTCGGCTAGGAGCGCTTTGTCTTTTGTCGCCCAGACCGCCTCCCGAGCGACGCTGTAGGCATCCCAAGTCCCTATGTCTGGTAGCTCGATAGTCTTCTTGGCGTTGCTGACAAGCGGAAGAAGCCTGTCCCCGCGATTTGCGAAGTCAGCCGCCGCGTAGAAGTCTCCGACATGGGTTCCAAAGTGGTAGGCAGACTGGGTCCTGAATGTATTAAACTCTGCCCCGGTCCCATGATAGGTCTCACCCTTAATCGCCTGTCCGCCCTTCATGTATTCTTTCATCTTGGGCGTGTCCTTATACTTCCCAGCGAACTCTCTGACATGGCTCTCCGGGCGCTCGTCTTTTGGTAGGACAACGAATGCTCGGACATCCTCACGCGCCGCATTAAGAGCGCCGTTGGGTAGCTCAACCATCTTTCCCAGCTCTCGGCTTGGGTCGAGGATTACAATGGGGGTTCCGTTCTCGGTCTTGTATACCGAAGTCTTGAGCTCCTTGGGGTTCCAAGTTTCTGGGAAGCGGACCTTGACACCCTTTCTGAACTCATCGAGCTTCTCGAGAAGTTTGCCGCCAATGGGAATCACCTCGAGTCCAAAGGCCGTTCCTTTGGAGTCATTCGGGATACCGTCTTTGCCTGCTCCTCCAGCCCCGCCCTTGCCTCCGCTAGGGCGCGGGCCACCCTCTCCGGGTCCGGGTATCGGCCCTGTGCTTTCAGGCGGTCCGAAACTCTTTCCAGTGATTTCGTCCAGTGTTCCATCCTTCTTCAACTCCTTGAGAGCTTCGCCGTGGTTGTAGGACAGCATGTCGCTCTTCAGCTGTTTGTTGGCCCACTCCTGCTCGACAGACCACAGGTATGCCTGTAGCTCGGCTGGGGTAAGGTCAAGCTTCTTTGCCGCCATCTCGACGGCTTGATTCATGAGCCTTCTCTCGACGACGCTGTTACTTCCGGCGAGGCTTGGCTCCTCCACAATCTTTCCCTCTTTGTCGTATCGCGCACCATGAGTGTAGTCGAGCTCTCCCATGAGTGCTCGCCAGCTACGGTTCCACCAGATGTCTTTTGTGACGACATTCAGGTTGCCGCTCTTGTTGAGGAAATAATTACCGATTTTGGGGCCAAGAATCGCGGCTCCATAAACGGGCTTCCCGGGACCATTCTCGGGCTTAACGGTGGTGCTACGCTTTAGCACTTCAGCGAGCGGGTGCTCGGTCTTCAGCCATTCGACGGCCCCTTCGACGCCCATCTCGTCAACGAGAGCCTGAATCTTTTGAAGTGTGACGATGGTTGTTGAGCCACGCGTCCCGCGCTGTTTCGAGCCAAGCTTCTCTCCGTTCTGGAAGCTCTGCCACTCCTGAAGACCAAAGCGTAGCTCGTCAAGGGGAGAGGCCCCGTTCGACAGCGCACTTGTAACGGCGTTGAACAGGTCGCGCCCTGCCGGCGTGTCGAGCCCCTTAATTCCATCCTTCTGGAGCTCTCCGACGGTGTCATGCCAAACGTCATACCATCCCTTGTGAGGCTCTCCAAATGCTTCTGAGGCCGCCTTCTCCGAGGCCATTCTCTCCCGGATAGCGTCTCCATAGACCTCTGTGAACCGCTCGCCTACGGCCTCGGGGGAGGCTTTGGGCGGTCTGTATCCGGCGTCCTCGAGCTCTTTCCGAGAGCGCTCGTAAAGGTCCATAACGCCGGTAGCCCCGAGCTTCTTCGGCTCAGCCGATACGCGGGCCTTTGCGGCCTCAATTCCCTGAGGGGTGGCTTCCCCGGGAACGACACCCTTGTTCGCGGCAATCTCCACCCTCTTCTCGAGTGGCGGGAAGTCTGGGCGCTCTTCACCCGTCCCCAAGGTTTCAACGGCCTTGTTGTTCTTCAGGTCCCAGACGGATTTCTGATTGTATCTGCGAGCCAAGTCGATTGCGGAACTCTTGTTGGCGGCATTGAAAGCGAGGTCGATGTAAGCCTTGTCCCCGTCAATCCACGTTCCGATAGACATTCCCTCGAACGACAACAGCCCCTCGTGCTTGTCGAGGAGCTTCGAAACGCCGCTTCGAATGGCCTCCGGGGTGTTCTCAACGACGAGCCCATATCCGGTTCCATCCGGTTTTGTCCCAGTGAGCGCAACGGAATACCCGCGTGAAACTGGTTCACCTGTTCGCGGGTTTATCGTTGAGCCACCATCCCTTATCGTGGCTTCAGTAATGCGTTCCTCGAGGTCCTTGCGGTTAAATCCGCCAACCTTCTTCAGCTCGTCAATCCCCTTCCCAGCGAGCTCGTCGGTGACTGGGAGGATTGTGGAACCAAAGATTGAGCCCTTGCTACCGAATGCCTTCCCGTCGATGATGTCGCGGACCTTGTAGGTCTGTCCCCTCTTGTCGGAGAATGTGACGAGAGCGTCCGGCGAGAGCTTCTTCTCCGCGACCATATCAAAGAGGTGATTCGTGAGGCGTTGCTGTGCGTCCGTGTCACCCTTGTAGTCGCGGAAGTCGCCCCAGATTGCGGCCAGTGAGCCGGAGTCTGTGGTATACCTCCCAGCCATAAAGCGGCCATCGCGAACATACTGATTCGCCTGACTGACGGCCTGCTCGTAAGGCATCTTCAGGTCTTCTGTGAAGTGCCGAAGGAGTGTATCGAAGTGGGTCTCCCCGGGCTTCCCGTATAGCATCTTCCCGTTTTTGGGGGAGATGATGAATGGGGTCCCATAGCTACCGGCCTCGAGCCCATTCAGTGCATCCGGGGTCACATCCTCCAATCCCTTCTTTTTGAAGGATTCCTCGAGCTTGCCCTTCTTGATTCCCTTCCGCGCCTCGGTTATCCCCTCTTCAGAGAACATGGAGACGCCCATCTGTCCGGGAACGGGCATGGGTCGAGAGTCTCTCGCCAAAGCGTCCGGGGCGTTCGGCAGTCCCGGGGTCTCCCCACCGAGAGCCTTGTGCGCTTTCGCAAACATGAGAATATTCGCAAGAATGTCTCCCGTTTCTGCGAAACTCTTTCCGAAGTCGGTCTCGGGTTTTGCAATGTGGGTAAATGGAGCCATGACTGGCTCGACAACATTCTCTCCGACGCCGGGAATCTGAGCCGCCTCGTTGATTCCGCCAATGATAGCCGCGCCCTGAGGGGTGAAGTGGGCCGCTCCAACCAAGATGTCGAAGAGCCCCTTTCCATACTTCATCGCATCCATGATGGTGTTCGGGTGGACCCCAGCGGCCATCAGGATACTCATAAGGTCTTTGTCGATTGTGTATTCGCCGCCCTGAGGGAGTGGTTCTCCTCCCCAGATTGATTCGCCCTGAAGTGTAAGTGGAGCGGTGGTCTTCAGGCCGTGGCGCATAGCTTCGATGCCACCGGCAATGTGCTCGGCTATCGCCCCACTGGGCGGCTGGGCTGGCGTTCCCCTTGTAGGGATAAATTGCGTTGGGTCGCCAATGGCCCTATCGACGATAGAGGTTGGAAGGCGGGCGCCGGTGTGAGCAACGGCGTGTGCGAGCTCTAGAATCTCGTCCATCGCGGACGGCTTCTTGGGCTCAATCTGCCCCCGGACAGACTGGGGCAACATCATTGGGTCGCCGGTCCGGGCGAGCTGTTCAGACATCTGAGAGAGGGTCTCAGACTGAGGTCCGGGCAATTCCCCCTGAGAGAACATCGGGAAGTTGGGACCCTTCGCTCCGAGCGGAGCTGTAGCGTCCACCTGAGCTTCTCCCGTCGGCGGCTTGAGAAGCGCCGTCGGGTCGGAGCCCATGATTGCGAGCGCCAGCTTCAACGAAAGAAGCCCGTTTTCGTCGAGCGGTGGGGCTGTCGAAACGGGCGCCTTCGTTACTGGAATAGGCTTTGCCTTGTAGTCGGGCATTATTTGACTTGTGACTTCCGCTTTGTCAGTGTCCCAATTCTAGCCTTGGCCTCTCCCTTCCGGGCCAACGCCTTTTTGTAGTCGTCTTCATACTTCGCGAGGTTCTTCTTCGCCTGCTTGACTTCCTCATTGAAGTCACTCTTTCCAACCTCCCGCAGGCCGGCGAGCCATCGCCTGTTCTCCTCGAGCGCCTTTGACGCGGTCTCAACCGCATCGTCGGCGTCGTTGAGCTCTATGGTTGCGCCCTCAAGCTCCGCGCTCGCGTCTCGCTGTTCCTTGCGAAGCTGGCGCTCCTCCGTCGTGTCTCCAATGACAATAGCCCCTTCCCTGCGAGCCTCAAGCTCTCGCTGGTAAGCCCATTGGTCAAAGTCCTTCCAGTCGGGCACCAACCCGTAGATTGAAGATTCCACGCTCTCGTCGGGCCCTTCGAACTTCGGAATCGGAACACCCTTGTGTGCGAGGTATCGCATGACCAGCTGGGTCTGAGTCGAGGGAATGAACGGCTTATCCACGGGCTTTTGAAGCTCGCGCTCGCGCTGTTGATTCAAGAGCTTGTTCGTCCGCATCTGCTCCAAGAACTGCATGGACGCAATCGGATTATGACCGCTCGTGTTGAAGATTGAAGTCAGGTCCTCTGGGGTGTATCCAGAGTTGTTGGCCCCGGCCATATTGCGAAACGTCTCGAGAGCCTTCTGCTGGTCAAGCTCCTGCTTCTGCCGCTGGAAATAGCTCGTGACAACGCCGGCGAGCTGGGGCGCCATCTCGCGGAAGAGCTCAAACCGACGCTGTCCCGTTGACATCGGTTGCTGAAAGAATGGAGCCATTGTTAGCGCCCTCCGCCAAGCTTTATCCTCGGGGCCACCGTGGGCTGGGGAGACCGCATCCAGCTCGGGTTGGTCACGGGACCTGCGGTTCCCTTGTTGCTCTTTGAAAACAGATTACCCAACAGTGAGCCGCCACCAGACATCGGTGAAAGACCGATAGCCGCGAGAGACGGAATTGAGCCCATGAGGTAGTCCCAGAACCCGGGCTCCGAGTCTTCAGACATCTGCTCTTGCAGGTCAAGGTTGGCCATGTTCGAGAGCGTATTCCCCTCCAAGCCAGCCTTTCCGAGCGCGAAGCTATCCCTGCCCCCAAAGACCCCATGAAGAAGTTGGGCGATAAGAGCCCGCTCCCCAGAGTCCGTCCTCCCCTGCTCGGAAAGAAGGTTGGAGAGTGCGTTGTTCGAGTTGCTCTTGATTGAGGAGAACGTCATCCCCGGGGTCGCGTTGCGCCCACCGGCAAGCGTCGCGCCAGCCATCGCCCTATTGGTCTGAGACGCGAGAGAGCGCTTGAGCGGGTCAAAGGTCTCCCTTGAGCCCTTTCCAAGTCCATAGCGCTTAGCAACATCAGAGGCACCAGAGATACCGCCGAAGGCGCTATTCATCCCTTTGAGTGAATTCAAGAACGAGTCAAGCTCGCCCCGCGTCTGGTCGTATGCCATTACTGCTCCTTGTCAAACTCAATCATGTAGTCTAGGTTAATGAGGTCCGCGATAGACATATTCCCGCCGGCGAGCTGGTCAACCTTCAGCCGAACATCGGGAAGGTCGAGCTCCTGCTCAAGTAGCTCTTTGAACTCTTCGTCAAATTCCTTCTTGTCCTTAATAGACGCATTCTCCATAGAGAAAGAGCCATCCTCAAGCTCCCACCCGAGCCGCTTAATCAGAGACACTCGAGCCTCTTCGTAATGCTTCAGGGCGGCCTCAACCCGGACCACAAACTCTCGAATCTTCAGGAATATTGGAATAGGAATTCCACCCTTCCCAACCGTCGATTTTGAGAGATTTGACAGAGCGTAAGAGGACGCTACCAGCTTCCCATATTTCACTTTCATTGTCCACTCCTTTCCCAAGAATGACACAAATATAGCCGATTACGCGCTACAAAGCAAGTCGATTACAGCGGTTGCCAAGCGCTCCCGTCGAAGTAGTAGACGTTGCCATCTGTCCCCCTGATATAGCTGTAGCCGTCGCCAGCGTTCACCCCTTGGACGTAGTCGGGGATATTGGGCGACGCCGCCCCGTTGGCATGAGAAAAGAATAGTGTGCCGTCCGGTGCATAGAACTCTAGAGAATGTGCTCCATCTGACGTTGCGGTCTGACGAGCGCGAATCACCCAGCTCGAGGCCGTGTTCGCCCCAAGGTTCAGGACGAGGGAGGCGCGATTGTTGATTGCGCGTGTCGCACCGTTCTTCACCCAGTATGCCGTCTCGCCAGCGCTCTGAGACTTGTCGAGCGACGCAGAGGGTCCGTAGAACGTGAGAGCTCCAGTCGAATCGTCTATGAGGATAGCGTTGGCTGAGAGTCCGTAGTTGTAGAGCAGGAAGTCGTTTCCAGTCGTCTTGAACAGTCCCCACTTCGAGGTGGTTCCGTCACGGATAACGATTCCGCCCTGATTTGAGGCTTCGGGCCGAATGTTCATGTAGCGCTGTCCGGTGCCGGAAGTGCCCTCTCCAACCAGAATGTCCGAGATTGTCTGGACTTCCCAAGTGCTCAGGATTGTCAGGGCGCTCGGAGTCCAGCCGCTAGCGCCGCGAATCCCAAAGTGCATGTTCCCATAGTGGCTCGTGTGATTTGTGAACCTCACAGCAATGCCGCCAGCGATAACGCTCGCTGAATCCAAGAACCCGATAACAGTGTAGTTGTTGTTCGTCGCCGACAGGTTCACGAGGTTAAGCCCAGCCACGCCGTTGAATATGATGGTGTCCGTGGAAGTCACCTGCGAGTTGATTGTCCCTCGAACGTCCAGCATTGAAGACGGCGACGTTGTGCCAATGCCGACATTCCCGCTACCGTTGACCAACAGGAAGGTCCCGGAATACAGCGGGAAGCTGTAGTCATAGGCCACCCAAGTGATTCCGGTCGTGTGGTAAATAGTTGATTCACTAGCATAAGCGTCGTAGAGCTCCAACTGCGGCGTTACCCCGTCCCCTGAGACATACAGGCCTGAGGCGGCGGTCGATTGCTCGACGTAGACTTGGTGCCCCCAAAACTTCCCGGCATAGTCGATATATGCCTTGGTGTTCGAACCCCGATTAAACTTGAAGGAGCCGTCCCACCCAAGGGCGAACATCATGTCGTAGCCGCTCGCAACGTAGAGTCCGAGCATATTGTAGACCCCGCCAACGCGAAGGTCAGTAGACAGGCCCTCGCCGTTGAAATACCCATACCAACCGCGAATCTCTCCGTTGACGTCCAGAGCGTAGCTGGGGGAGGTCGTGGCAATGCCAATCTTACCACTGGTAGTAACCGTCATCCTAGTCGCAGAGTTTGTCCCGATATAGAGCGGCCCAGTTGAGTTAAGGCTTGCATTCCCGGCGCTATCTTGATACAGGACAACAGAGTATCCCCAAGTGTAGTCGTAGAGTGACAAGCTACCCGCATTCCCGGCGGCAGAGGGGCGGATAGAGACGGACGCCGCCCCGGTCGGGTGTGAGAATAGACTGTTGCCGTCAACGTGAAGGACCGCGGTAGGGCTGGTCGTTCCGATACCCACATTCCCACCGTTAGGCTGAAGGAGAAGGCTGTAGGTCGTCGCAGAGGCTCCGCTCTGGACCTGAATGTAGCCAACCCCACTGGTGATTGCCCCAATGAAAACCCCGTAGGTATTCGCGTCCGCACTGAAGATAGCGGCTCCGCCGTAGGTTCCAGCCGCAGGCACAGAGCCAATGGCTCCGCCGATTACCTGTAGCGGAACATTCGGAGCAACACTGCCAATCCCCAGACGCCCGGTTGAGGTCATCTGAATCTTCGCCGTGGTCCCGCCGCCATACCACTTGAGGCCCCCCGTCCCCGAGGTCCCATAGTTGAAGGCAATGTCTCCGGTCCCGTTGGCCCGAACGTCGATATAGCCGTTGGTCACGGAGGTTGCTATGTGTGGGCTGATAGACTGTGAGAACGTGATAGTCCCAATGGTCGAGAGGTCGAAGACCATCTCGCTCCCGGCGGTGTTCCTCGCTCCAACGGTCAGGTAGCTCGCTCCCGCCTTGTTGAGTGCGGTCAGGGCTACTGCCGCCCGGAGAGCGGCGGTCTGGTGAAATACAGCTTTTGCCCCCGAGTAGGAACCGAGAAGTTGCATAACAATCGTCCCGCTAGTGGGGTCCCCGAGCTCAGCGGCGCTCACGCGAAACGTGAGGTCGTCAAACAGGTTGTCCGACGTTGCAATCATCCAATTCCTGCGACGGCCCGCGGAGGCGGCGACGTAGAAGAGCATGGCTACATTCGCGGCGCTGGTCGCGCTCGAGTCAATCTTGATTCCCTGATAGTAGCCGGTGGAGACGACATTCAGCTTTGCGGTCCCTCCGGTTACAGAGCCGACAGTGAGGCTCCCGAGGAACTGCTGGGTTGGGGTCGCTCCAAGAGTCATAAGCCACTGGTTGACGCCGGCCTTCGTTGTCCCAAGAATGGAGAGCTCTTCGTTCCCGTCGGTGTTGAACCGGAGGATGTGGGCGTCCTGCCAGTTGTAGAGGTGCAGAATCTCCCCGTTGGTCTTGCCGGCGGCCAGTCCAAGGGCGTGGTTGTAGGTCCCGGAGGCTGGGGCCCGGAAGAACGCCATATAGGAACCCTGAGCCCCCGGGGGAATGGTGGAACCCGGGCGACCGAAGTAGATTCCAACCTGATTCGCACCCGGCTCTGATTCAACCCTGAAGACCTCGGAGATGTCGGCAAGCGAGAGCGAGGCATAGCCGGTCCCAGCCGCAACCGCAAACTCAGACGAGAAGAGTGCCAGCTCGGTGTGCTGGGTTGCATTGAAGTGGTAGTATTCTCCCGCCGTTCCACCCTGAAGGTCAGTAAGGCTATTGTGGAGAACCGTTGGCGGGGTATAGGTGGAGACCCAGTTGTAGGCATAATCCCACCTCGCCCGGTCAGCCGCAGACACCCCACCACCAGCCGTAGCGACCGCAGTGGTCCCCTCGGAGGTGGAGGACGCGCTCGGCATCGTCCTGTAGACGTTGTCGAATTCGCGCTGAACCACCGAGGCGAACTGTGCAAGCTCTTTGCTCTGAGTCCTGAATCCGCCGATATTCTGTAGTCTTCCCATTAGCTACCGGGCACCGTAGTTTCCTTGTTCAGGCCAATGGCCGGGACAATGTCGTAGAAAACGTGGAGCTGTCTGATTTCTGGGGCCGGGCTTCGAGAGGAGAGGTAGCCCCAGAGCTCCACCGAGAAGCTCTTCACCTTGAGCCCGGGCTTCAGATTCCGAACCTCGTTCTTTTCGAGAATCACCTCGTCAACCTCGACATCCTCCTCGTTATAGATGGTAGCATACATCGAGCCAAGGGTCTCCTCGCACGAGATTCCTCGCAGGATGATGTCGAACGCTCCGGCACCTTGCGGGCGTAGCTCGGACGTCTTGAAGGAGAAATAGACGCTCCCACCCACTCCCGAGGTCGAGGTCGGGTCAGGTCGATAAATCGTCCCGTTGTATTCGGCAAGGAACCGATTGACGGGACGCGAGCTCGCATCATCGTTAGAGTCGAGACAGGCATCGTTGAACGCTGTAGTGTTCTGCCGCCACTCGCGCCACTCCCCGCTCACAGTGTTGAAGACAAGGGTGGTCGCGTTGATTTGCGTGTAGTATTCAAGCTCTTTTGAGTCAACCCAAGAGAACGCAGAGCTCTTCTGTGTGTCCGTGAATATATCGAGGGTTGGACGGATTCCCTCAGAAATTGGTTCAAGCCCGGAGGTCGAGAACCGGTAAAATCCATCGGAGGCGAGCCAGTAGAGCTGTTCTCCAATCTTCACCAAGGTCCGGTCCGAGATTATCCCCTTGCCAGTCGAAACAAGGTCTCGCAACATTCCGCCGTCAGCCGTCGGTGTCAGTAGGACGACGGAGCGGTTCTTCAAAACCACAATCCTGTCTATCGCACTCCCAAGAGCCTTGATTGAGTCGCCGTCGTTGAACTCGACATCGACGACATACGAGGCGTCGTTGGGGAAGACGTCATACTCGACAGCTCCGTCCCCGGAGGCACTCGAGCGAAAAATCTTGTTCTTCTGAATTTTGCCGGACAGCGTCGCCCCATACAGGTAGGCCACGTTCCCGCCAACCACCACACCGGCGGCGTCAAGGGCCCCATCGTCCGCAACGTCTCTGCCTATGTAGGTTATCGCGTCCCCCCAGTTGTCGGACCAGTCTTCTCCCTTAATGGATACGGGGGTGTCGAGAACCGCGTGTTGGTGCTTGAGCGTCGCATTCCACACCGTTGTGGCCTCAAACGCATCTGAGGTGAGGTCCACCTTTTTGACCAGAGCATAGTCGCCCTCCCCATCCTTTCGGAGCCACACATTGACGTTCTTCCCTCGTCTGGAGATGAGGGTTGGAGAAACGTGCAGGTTCAGGTCTATCGCCCGGTTGCCGTCAGACGTAAGGGCCCCATCACCGAAGACCACATACCGGTCGGCCTGTCCGTCATAACGGACAACCACGAATTCCCCAGATGAGGTTGGAAACGCATCCAAGAAGTATGGATAAGCCACAACGGTCCGGGTGAGGACCGCGGTGCCGGCCATATTGTAAACGACAACAGTGCCAGCGGCCACTACGACAAGATACTCTCCGAGCGCGAACATTCTGAACATCGTCCCAGACGTAAACGCCGAAGACTTCCACAGAGAGAACGTCCCCGGGGTCGCGTAGGAAGAGCGATAGATGTTCCCGTCGTATCGAGCAGTGAAGATGTAGCTCTGCGTTGGAACCGCGGCACATGCGACAGGCATCGTTGAGACTGCGGCGGCAGAGAATATGGTCCCGCCGGCGTCGTTGTGGACCGTGGTCGTGATGCTTCCGCCAGCGGCAACCCCAGAGACGTCGAGGACGATAATCCCGGCCCCGTTTGTTACTCCGTAGTTTGTTGCCGGGTAGACAGCTTTTCCGCTCCCCATGCTCGCACCAGACATCGGAAGACTGTAGGCAGATTCAGGCATATAGGTCAGCGCTGAGCCATTGGCGCCAGCCTGAGCCCCAGCGAATGCGACAGCGTAGCGGCTCGAGCCAACCCGGATAACTCCAACCCGATACCCGCCAACATCTCCGACAATATCCCCACGAAAGACTGGGACGGTGTAGCCCGAGACGTCGTTAGCAGAATAGAGCTCGGTCCCAATGGATTGCATGTTCTCAAGGTCGTAGCTGAGAACCCACAGATAGCGGGTGGTCCCGGCGGTTGCCGAGTAGACAATCTGAAGAGCCGTTCCGACAACCTGTAGGCCTTCAATCTGCCCCATAGAAGAATACCCCGAGGGAATAGAGGTGGAGACGCTGGTCGTCGAACCGTCTTCAAGATTGTGGATGTTTACCGTGTTTGCACCCACCACCTGAATAACCTTTCGGTCATACGCAACACCCTTCATCCACGGGCCAAGGGCGGGCGCATTCAGCCCAGAGATTGCCTCATACTCAATGGTATCGGTCACGGTGACAGCCGGTTGCTCGATAAGAGAACTCTGTTGTCCGTCGTCGTATTCAACAGACAGCGCGACCTCGTAGCTCCCCTCTGGGAGCGGGTCGGTCGCCTCGATAGAGCGGGTCGCCGTGGGCGCCGCCATAAGCGCGTCTGGAATCTCTAGGTCGGCCCGCTCAAAGATGAAGCGGTCGATAGAGCCTATCCCGGTGACAGAAAAACCCTTCGTCCTGAAGCCGGTCATATAGCGGTCCCCACCGGTCCCGGTCGTGAGCCGGAGCTCGTCTAGCTGGTCCCAGAGCCGGGTGGCCGCATAGGTAGTCATAAAGCTCTCGCGTAGCGGGTAGCGGCAGACATAGAAGTCGTTCCCGGCTGTAGAAAACTCGGGGAAATTGGCAAGGTCAACCCCAGCCTGAACGTCGAGATACGGAGAGCCGCTATTGTAGCTCGAGGCAACAACGAGAAGGAAATTGTTATCGGCGCTGAAGTCTGTCCGGCAGATGATATATCCGGCAAGAGCGTTCGAGTCGATGATGGACGAGTGCGCCCCGGTGAACGATTGAAGGGAGAGTCTTTGCCCCGCATACCCGTTCGAGCGAACCTTGTAGAACTGGGTTAGATTCATCCAAGAGTCGGTCCAAGCAGAGCCGCTCCAGTAGGGCCGCACGAACAGCCCAACAGCCGATAGGTATGAAAGCCCGGTGTTAATCGAGATGAACTGGTTGTAGGAGCACAGGGCCGCGGTGACAGCCTTTCCACCGTGGTCTGGGACATAAAACTGCTTGATTCTGCGCGTGTTCACCGTAGCAACGGTTGAATACGAGCCGGGAGTGGTGAACACAGAGGCCATCCCGTCCTCGAGGACCAGTCGCCCCTTGAGGCGCGAGGCGCGAAGGTTCACGAAGTTTTGGGCGTGGCCCGGCTGGGGTTCATTCACCCCAGTCATCAGGCCGAAGAACTCTTTGATTGACAGCGATTTCGCCATTATCCCACCGATACCGAAGATTTGACTTCCGAGAGTGCAATCTCCACCATGCGTTTGACAATCTCGCCATCCCAAGTATCAGCAAGGGTGAGGTCCCCGGAGGAGAACTCGTCGAAGATGACAAGCGTGTCGATAGCGTTCGTCCCGGAAACGAAGACGGCCTTCTCGTCGAGAATGGCCTGAGACGTAGACGCGATTGACTGAATGCGGCCAATGGCTCGAGCCACATTGCTGGCCCGGGTAAGAGCCGCAAGAATCTTGCCGACATGCGCCGCAACAAAGGGGCTGTTCGTCGTGTCGTTCACAGCCCGGCTCGAACTCACGGTCGAGCCAGTCCCAACGATATACGAGGTCCCGACAGTGCCGCTCGTGCTCGCCGCAACAATGTCGTCGGGGATTGCAATGTAGCGCCCCTGAACGGTCGCGGTAGCACCACAGCCGATTGTGACGAGCTTGCCGTCCTTCTCGAATACGACGGGCCTCGTGCTCGAAGGGCTGATAAGGTCGCGCCCAGCGCGAATCTTGGAGACATCTTTATCGTCCACAAAAGTGAACGATTGATTGTTGGGAGATGTCCCGGTCCCGCGGAGGTCGAGGAAGTGCCACGCATCCGAGGGGAGCGCCACCTCGTTCGAGGCCAGCGTGAGGACACCTGATTCCCTCACGAGCTCAGGCATGAGCTCCGCGAAGCCCTTGCGCCCGAGCTGGAGGAATGTATCGCGAACAAGGTCTTTGACGGCCCGGTTCTGATACCGCTGGAGCTGGGCCGAGGTGAAGCGCATATTTGTATCACCGGACGCGAGGGCGTCTGTCCGGGCGTCCTGAAGGCGGTTGGCCGCTTCGATGATGTTCGCATTGAACCGTGATGTGGCCATTAGAACCCCAGCTTCCTAGAAGAAGTATCAATCCTCACGGTCGGCTGAAGGACCGTGTGCTTCGAATGCCCGACAGACGTTTTCGCGAGCTCGTAGCGGGCGTCGAACTCTCCGCCGGCGAGCCGGGCAAGCGTCCCATATCGAAGCGCTTCATCCCACTCGGGGCCGATAGTTGGGTCGCCCTCTTCGTCGTCGTTGATTCCCCCGGGACCAAGGACGCAGTCAATCGAGACAACCCCGGAGCTTGTCGGCCCAACGGGGTAAACCTCAAGCTCTGCGTCCCCGAGGGCGAAGACGAACTCGGGAACTCCAGTCGGGTCGTAGGTGTCGGTATCCTCGGTGATAGCCTGCCGGTCAGCCTCGCTGACGACAAGGTCGAGGTCTTCTCCATCCAGCCGGACCGTATCGCCAACGTGATTCAGCTTTAAGATTGTTGCGGCAGTGTTCTTCCCATCCGGTAACGGGACGAGCGGTGTCATCCCGCCGTAGTATTTTGTGGTCACGGCGGTGATGAGGCTTGCACTCTCAATGGTCATCCTCAGGCTGGTGTAGCTGAGCCCCCCAACGAAGACAGGGTCGTCGTCCTGATTGAAGGTCAGAACGGTGGCCCACGTAGAGCCATCCCACGAGCCCTCGATTGTCCCAAAGTATTCGACACCAAGACCAAACGGGGTGGAGGATACGGTTACGTCTACCTCGATAGCAAACTTCTCCGCGTTCCCAGAAATGACCGTGTTGGTGAGAAGAGTGGCGACATAAACCTCCCAGCTGTCCGGGGCGGTCACACCATCGGTGTAAACCCCGTGGCTGGAGAGGACGACCTCGGAGCTACTGTTGACGGCTGTGATGTGCCCCACACCGGCAACGTAGGGGCCACTGTAGAACACTATCAGCTTGCCGACATCGCTACCGGCGAAGTCGCCAAGGGTTGTGTCAGAGAACGTCAGCGAATCCCGGTTCCAAGTCCCGTCCATCGTAGAGCCTCCGCGCCCTGCAATGATTACCGGGGTGATAGTGTAGGGCTTACTCCCAGAGACCTCTGGGGCCTTGAACTGAAAGAGGACGCCCTTCTTGACTGGATGGAATTGCAGGCAGAGCTCGCGCTCCACCTGATACATTGCGTCAAAGATGTCCTCTGGAACATAGCCCTTCGCTTCGACGCGGTCAAGCTGTCTCTGCACAAAGGACAGGTTTCTACCAATCCGTCCTACCATTGGTTACTCCTGCTCGGTGATAAGGGGCGTCGGGGGAGAGGCGAGCTTCGCCTGAAGCTCTTTCACGGTGTCGTTCTTTGAGGCCGAAATACCCTTCTCGCGGCACTTCTCAATGAGCTGAGCCTTGGTCGCGGTGGAGGGGTCGAACTCAACATCCATGCTGATTTCCAGCGGGCTGTCATCATCCGAGGCTGGAACCTCAACGGCGTCAGGGGCGCTCTCAGGCGCACTGCCGCTATCCTCTTGGACCGGCGCGGGCTCAGCGGGCTTGGGAAGCTCGCCGATAATCTCGCCGTCCTTAGTGCATTCGAAGAGAACTCCCTTGTTGTTGGCAAGCATCCGCTTGCCGGTTGTGTCGTCGAAATACGTGGGAGCATCGAAAATCTTAAACCCGCCAATGTCAACCGGCAGGGTCGCTTTGCAACCTACAAGCTTCACGAACATTTGTCTACCCTTCCCTTCCTTTGTAACATTCCGGCTGTTATCAAGAGATTCAGCCGTTACTATTAATGTGTCGATTACCCATTAAAACAAAGGGCCGGTAGCCTTTCAGGAGCTCCGGCCCTTTCAATCAGACTTCAGGCTTGGTTAGACAGACACCAAGTCAGCCGTCGCCTTCCACGTTCCATCCGTCAGACCACGCGCTCCGCATTTCACGAAGATTGCTTGGTCAGCCGCCGTAGCGGTGAGGGGGATATACATGGAGCCGTTAGGCGCTTGCGCATACGACGTTCCCAGCGCGGCAGAGGTGACTGTGTCGCCGGAGCCGAAAATCAGGTGGAACTTGAAATTCCCGTTGGTGAGCTCGAGAACGCTCGCCTCGTCGGGATATGCGTAGCCGCCAGTGGCGACGGTCGCAGACGGGTTTTGAGTCTGAACCACAGGTTGAAGATGAGCTTGCTTTGCCATTGTAATGGCCTTTCATTCATGCAACGGTGTGAAGAGCTCGCGGGGTCCGCCATTGCTACGGACCCCGGTCATAGCTCAGAAACTAGGCCAGCGTGTCAGGAGACCACGTGGCGAACACAAGCGAGCTCGTGTTCTCGTAGAAGTCACCAGCCGTCAGGCCGGTCATGCCGTCTTGGTCGTAGACGTCATTGCGAACCACGCTCTGAATCGTCTGGATACCAATTCCGGCAATCGCGCCGTAGTCGTCCGTCTGTTCGACGAAGGACACGCTCGGGTGCTTCTTGCCACCGGAAACCGGGACGCCAACGCCAACGGAAAGAGCGGACTGTCCAATGAGGAAGCCGACCTTCACGTTTTGGGTGCAACGCCGTTCAATCATGTTGCCAACCCGGTAGCCAGCCGCATACTCAGTCGTTGTCGGCTGAGGCCAATACCACACGCTATTCGACGGGGGGTCCTGATAGACCGCCTCGTTATAGGTGGGCGTGACCGCGTGAGGCATGTTTTGGTCAACGTAGATGATAGCGCCAGCCACTTCCGCGACCGCGCCAGTCGCCAACGGGTGATTCGAGAGCTCGTTGGGAAGCCGACGATAGAGCTCTTTGAAGTCGCTGTCGTTCTGGAGCTGATACCACTGTGCATCGCTCAACCAGATTGCGAACCGCTTGAAGCCTGCCTTAATCGCAATCGGCTGAATGCGGTTACGCTGGGCTTCGAGGACCAACGCGCCGATACGCTTCACCGTGACGCCGTAAGCCGTCTCGGCGGCGGAAGAGCTCGAGCCACCAGCCGCATATACGGCATCCAAGGCATCCATAACGCTGTCCTCGTAAGAGGTCGCGCCAGTCGTGCCCGGGCGTCCGTTTGCGTAGGTGACTTTGCTTCCACCGAGAATGTAGAAGTTGGGGTGCGAAACAATCGTCATTCCGCGTCCACCAGCCGCTCCGGCAGAAATGAGGTCAATCGACGCTCCGCCGGTCAGGGCGACAATGAAGTTGCCCGGGTGGAAGTCGTTGAACCATTCGGTCAGGTAGTCCGACGCATCCATCATCAGGTTCTCGAGGTATGGAAGCGTGATTTGAGCGGACATGAGCGACGGCTTCATGTATGCCTTTCGGAGAAGGTTAATCTTCACCGTCCGGTATGCAATCTTGCCATTCTCTTCAGAGCCCTTCAGGGCCTTGTCGCCAAACACCGGTTGGCCGGTCAGGCGGAGACGAACAGGAATATCCAAAGTCGTCTTGCCTTCGGTGATGAAGTTTTTGAAGACTTCAATCGGCGCACCGGTGAATTTGACCTGTCCAACTGAACCCGGCACAACGACATCAGCCGCGTCCTTCGTTGCTTTGATGAACTCAGGCGCGACCCAGAGGCCGAAGATGTTCTTCTTCCACTGTTGTCGGTAGAGCTTTTCCGCCAAGATGTTCGGGTTGGCGCGACCCGTGAGTGAGAAAATCGTGTAAGCCATTCAGGCTCTCCTTACTACTTGTCTAGGCCGTAGCGGGCCAGCTCTTCGTCAGTCATCTTCGAAATGGCGTCCGGGTCATTCTCGTCAATCTTGCCCCTCTTCAGGGCCGTTGCGGCGGGAATCTTTGCGCTGGACACACTCTTGGGAGTCTTCCGTTGAAGCTCGGCTACGTCCTTCATCGCTTGCTCGCGCCCCTGCGCGAGAGAATTTTGGCGAACGTCAGCAATCTTCTTGGGGAGAACCTCGGCGGCGAACTCCCGGAGGAGTGCGCCCTTTCGGACAAACCTTACGCCATAGCGCTCCACGAAGTTGTCCCCATCCTGAAGGACGCGCTCTTTGACAGCCGCTATCTCTTCGTCGGACAGGGGAATCGCGTTGCTCTCGGCAAGGCCCTTGATTGCTTGAACGTCGGCGTTGATTGAAGCCTCGTTCTGCGAAGTCACGCTCTTCTGAGCGGAAATGTGCTCCTTGGCTATCTTCAGGTTGCCCTGAAGACCTTCCTCGAAGGCACGTTTGAATTCGATAGCGAGGAACGGTTGTGTGTCAACCAGCGCCTCGAATTCCTTCGCATCCTTTGGCATCTCCAACCCCCGGTCCCGAAACATCTTCGAGAGGGGTGAAATATGGAGTTGCTGTAGAGTGTAGGAAGAAACCTCTCCGAGCATCTTCGCCTCTTCCTCGGTTGTCAAGGGGGTGTCCGTGATAACGGGCTCCTTGGCCGGGGGTGCAGAAGCGGCGGCTCGTCTCCCTAACTCTGTCTCCAGCGTCTTGTAGACCTCTTCGACCTTCCCGTGTTTTCCGGTTTCACGGGCGACGTCGATAAGGGCTTTAATAGCCGGGTCGTCAGTCTTCCCCAGTTTTCCGGCGAGCTGTTCAACGCCTTTGGCCAGCTCGTCGAAAGAGGAATACTTGCCAGCAAGCTTGGTCGGGGTCGGTTCATTGGGCGCTGGTGTCCCTTTGGCCTTAGAGGTGTCTTCGCCTTCCGTGTCCTTTGCGGGGGTAGGCTCGGGCTCATTCCCTTCCGGTGGTGCGTTCAAATGCTCGTTGAGCTTCGCGAAGTCCTCTTCGCTCAGGCTCGCCACAGCCTCGGCATCGTTCGCATCGAACTTTGCCGGGTCGAATGGTTGTGGCTCAATAGGTTCCGGCGGCTGGGGTTCAACCGCCGGGGGAGCCGGTGATGGATTATCATTCACAGGCTGGATGACTTCTGTTGCGTCCGCTTTTGGTTCAGGCATTCCCGTTTTCCCTTTCCGGTAAAAGTTACCGCTTGATTCCTGCAATCACTTCGTCGTCTGTCATCGGCGGAAGGGCCGGCGTCTCTTCCGTGGGAGACACCGGCTCGTCCTGCTCGACATCTTTGGAGAGCTCCATCTGAAGCTCGTCCACCAGCTGTTTGATTCTCTCGAGGTTAGGCATACGACACCCCCGCGATTCGAACCGTGACACCAGTGCAGGTGTTCAGCGTCAGCGCCGACGTAGCAATCCGCACGTAGCGAACGGGCTTATCGACCGCCCACTTGATTGTGCTGGTCGCATCGGTCTGCGCGAGAGCGTGAAGCTGGAACCAGTTGGTCCCATCCAGTGAGCCCTGAAACTGCGCGGTCCATGTGGTCGGCGTCGCGGTCGAGAAGATATGCTGAGTCATCAGTGTGCTCGGCACTTTGCTTCGCCCGCTCAAAAGGTCTACCGTCGGGGAGTTGGCGGCGCCGTTCACCGAAAAGGTGTGGGCTTGGAATTCGTCGTATTGTCCTGCCATTTAGGTTCTTTCGTCAGGGTTAGAACTCTTCTTACGACACATTGACCGGGTAGAAGCCGGAGAACTTCAACGTCAGCGTCGCATCAGCCTCTCTTAGGAAGCGAACGCGATAGCGAATCTGCTTCACGGGCTTCTCTAAAACGAAGAAACGCGCTGAGTTGGCGGGCAAGTTGTCTCCGGCGAAGTCCAGCATTCCAATCGAGGTGAAGTTGTAGCCGTCGTCCGTGTAGTCAAGGATGACTTCGGCGGCATCGTCACCACCGTTGAAGTTGGTATACGCAATCTCGATACGGGTCTTCGAGGGACGAACTTGGTTTAAATCGGCGTCGGGACGCTCGAGCGTGGCGAAAGCCGTTGACTGAACCCAGCCGTTCTCGGCAATACTTGGGGTGTAGACATTTTCTTTGAAATACATTGAGCTACTCCTTCTCGTTTGTTCTCCGCCTTGATTGTCTAGAATATACGAAACCACGCATGACAAAGCAAGTCGATTTTACCGGTCATTCTTACTGGACCTGTGAGCTCTGCATGGCGCCGGCCAGCTGGGTCGCGGCGCCAATCTTCTTCGTGGCCATATCGAGCTCCCCGGAGGCCTCCTTGCTCTGGGCCTCTCGAGCCTGAGCATCAGCCGCGATACCCATGACGGCACCGGCGAACTGGGCCATTTCCTCGCTGATAGGCGAATCCCACAGGCGGAAGAGTGAATCCCACTTCACGAGCTCGGGCGGCAGGAGCTTTGCGAACTCCATAGCCTCTGCGAACTTCACCTGCTTGGCTGATTCGCCCAAGCTGTTGGTATCGACAACGAAGTCGTATTCCCCTTGGGAGACGTCGTTCTGGACACCCTGAAGGGTCTGCATGTTGACCGCAATCCACTCGGGCGTTCCGTTGGAGAGAATGCGAATCTTCCGGGGCATGTCCATATAGACCTGAAGCCCGCGGTCAACGAACTTGAAAATCTCCTGCATCGCGAGGTGGACGTTCCCAAAGAACATGCTCAGGGCCGTCATGGATTGCTGGACGCGCCGGGCGAACAGAACCCCGCTCTCGTTGGCGTTCTCCTGCAACCCCAAGGTATTCGGGGTGATTCCAGACAGGGTCTCGGAGAGCTCTTTGTCCTCGTCACTGAAGACCTTCAGGGAGCTCGCCTCGGCAAGCGGGTGTTGCGGTTCAGGCTTGAGGCCCATAACCGGCTTGAAGAACTTGATAAGGCCGCGCTCGCCGCTCTTCCACGCATTCATATCCTCGGCGTTGATTGACTGCGTCGGGGCGACGTAGCTCGGGTTGACCGCGTTCATCAGCCACTCGAGGAACGTCATCCGGCGCTGGTTGTAGCTGTCCTGCGGCTCAATGAGGACCTCGATAAGGCTCTGCATTCTGAGCGGGTCCGGGTGGAACGGGTAGCAGAAGATAGGCTTCAGCGCGAAGCCGCGCCCCTGAATCTGATAGGGGGCCTCACTCAGCGGTTCATCCGGGAACAGGGTTGGGGCGACGGTCGTCTTCCATATCTCGGAGCGCTGGAAGCGGTGAATCATCCATGCGCCCATGCCCGAGAGCGTGAGCTCTTGAAGCTTCGCCTGCTCGCGAATCTTCCTCTCGTCCGGGCCTTCCCCGGGAACATCCTCGACCTCGACCTGTTGCCGGGTCATCGGGTTGTAGAACACCGTGACATCCTTCACCCGGCGGTCGTGCCACTCGATAACGCGATAGCGACCGGCGCGGGCATCCGTGTAGTCGTTCAGCATGGAGCCCGTGTATTCAGTGCTATTGGGGTCAGCCCCGGAGGTGACACCGAACGCATCCTTGAAGTTGGCCCACATACGCTCATACCAAGAGACCGGGGAGGCGCCTTCGTTGTAGAGGCCCGTAATCATCCGGTCCCGCATCTTGATTTTTGCAATCTGCTCCGGGCTCAGCTCGGCGCTGTAGACGCCGATAACCTCGTCGGCGGTATACATCCCCGAGTAGGACACCCAGCCCCAGTCGCTCTGGTCCTGCTTCTTCGAGCGGTAGTCCCAGTAGACAAAGCGAGGGTCGATATGCTCCGTCACCCACTTGCCCTGAGGGTCATCCCCGGTCGTGTAGTAGTTGTTCACCCAGCCAACCTTGCCGATAGCTGAGTCGATAGCCGCCTTGGCAATCTCCTGCATACCGTTGCAGTTTGGCATGGCCCAGTCAGAGACGAGCCGCGTGTGCATGTCCGCGAGCTGTTGGTCCTCTTCTCCAACGCCAATGGCCCGGAGGTATGACTTGTTCTGCTCGAGGAGCCCGCCTATCGCCACAACCTTGTTCTGCATGAGGTTGAAGATGAGAGCGGGCCGGCCTGCGTCGTTAAGCTTCTTGCGGACCTCGTCGTCCAGCTGGTCGCCAACGACATAATTGAAGGCCTTCTCGCGCTCAGCGTCGAACGTGCGAAACGCTCTCCGGGCATCGGTCCAAGCGGCCTGAATCTTATCGACGGCGCCCTTGGCGTCGCGGGTTACTGGTGTCACTTCCATTGGGGTTCCTCTTAACCTATAGGTTAACTTTGGTTATGCAATCTTAACTTCTAACTTCAATTCAGCATGAGGTCGTCATAGTCCTCGTCGTTGCTGATAAGCTTCCAGTTGAGCCGTATCCACTTCCCACCCACCCGGTAGGCGTAGGTCATCGGCTCGATAACGACCCAGTTTCTCGGGACCTCGAGCTCTGTGTAGAACCTCCCCTGAACCGCCCGGGACAACATCTCCTGCCATCCCTCGTCCGTGATGGGGACAATGATTCCAAAGTCAACGCGCTCCGACATAATAGCCCCCGGCGTCCTGAGGCTTGCGCTTGAAGAGCTGATACTCCCAACCGCGGTCCTTGGAGGCTGGGACCTCTGCCGCAAAGGCGGCCATCACTGCATACCGTTGCTCGTCGAGCGCGTGGTCATTCACATTCGAATCGTTCCCGCGCCCGGCGAGGTCCTCTGGGGCCTTCTCGTCGGGTATCGCGGCTGTCATCTCGTCCAATAGCGGCTCGTTCAGGCCCTTGAAGACGAAGTATCGCCCGGGCATGAGGTTGCGCCACATCCACCAGCCCTGTATCCGGTCGTTGAACCCGGGCATGGCGAAGATGTCGTAGGCCTCGAAGACGTCGGCAAAGCTCTTCTCAGTGGCCCGGACGGCGAACTTGTCGCGCTTCGCGAACCCCGAGGGGTCCATGACGACCATCTCGGGCCATCGCCCTCGGGTCCATCTCAATTCCTTTATGAACCTGCGAACGCCCTCAGCGTTCTGCTCCGGGTTCCTCATGCGCTCGTAGTAGGTCGCCACGCGATACAGGCGCCCCTTCTCGTCAACGGCGTTGATACCAGCCGAACAGGGGCTCGAGTAGCCCGGGTCAATGGAGAGAATCAGGCGCCACTCGGTCGGGATGAAGAAGGGCTCGACAATCTCCTTCCCTCGGTCGAACTCAGCGAAGAACTCGCCGCCGAACGCATCCCAGTCCCCATCTAGCAATGCCTTCGCCATCCGCGAACCGAGCTGTCTGATACGCGAGGCGTAGGCTGGGTCACTGTCCTGCAAGAGCTTGTTCTCCCTCAGGAACATTGGGATGAACACACGCGAGGTCGCCTGCTCGAAGAGCTTGTCCCCGGGCTTCACCTGAATCCCCTGAGGGTTGGTCTCCGGGTTCTCGTCGGCAATGAAGAAGTGCGTCTTCTTCGGCTTGATACCGGAGACGAAGCGCTTCTTCACCCACCAGAGCCCCTGCCCCTCCGGGTTGGCCGTGGCTCGGACGCGAGGGGTCAAACCCTTGATTGTCGAGCGCATTCGGCTGAAGATATATAGATACTGGGTAAGGGTGAAGTGCGTGAGCTCGTCAAAGCCGGCATACTGATACTCGAGCCCTTGGTGGTTCCACTTGTCAGCCTCGTTCTCGAGGTGACAGAAGAATATCTTGGCCCCCGAGGGGAAGGTGTAGCTCGCCCCGGGGTCCCCGAGTGAGCGCTGAACATAGACGCCACCGAGCGCCGGATAGAGCGTGTGGGCAATGTCGAGGAGCTTGGCGAGCTGAGGGGTCTCACGGCGGAAGAGAACACCGCGGTAGTCCCGGTGCTCAATAGCGGCGAATCCAATCAGGTCCTTGTATTGCAGGCCCAGCGCGTCGAGGACAAGAACGTAGCTCTTCCCTCCGCCGGCTGAACCACCACCTAGGACCTCAAACTCAGAGCGGCTCAGGAAGTCTACCTGTCCACCCTTCTGGGGTGCTATCTTTCTGGGCTCGTCTATTCAGCCCCCACCTTTCGAAAGGCTGGGACAACGAACACTGGCGCCGCGAGCTTGTTTCCATTCTCGTCCTCACCGCCATCCAGAGAGATTTGCTCCCGGACCTTCCCGAACTGATACTCGAGCAACAGCCGGCCAGCGGCCTCGCTCGGAGGGGCTTCGTAGATAGGGTTCCCGGGGCCATTCCCCTGCACCGTAACGCCAATAGCCCTGCGGAACATGGCTTCGACGACCTGCGTCAGACCGTCTTTGCCATCGCTCTTCAGGGCCTTGGAGACCTGCTCGAGGACCGGTTGAATCGCCGGTCGCTTATTAGGGGTGCCCTTTTTTCGGCCCCCGGTTTTTGGACGCTTTTCCATTCATACGTCTACTTTTCTCTAATTTGGGAATTTTCTGCTTGGGTTTCTCAATTTTGGGAAACTTGAAGTCCCGGAACTCGATGGAGTGGAGGAGAGCCGCCATCCTGAAGAAGGTGGTCGCGAACTCAATCCCTGCCTCGTCCGGGTCGGGAACGTCTGGGCCGTATCCCCGCTTCTCTGCCTCAATGAGGAGTTTTGCGAACCTCGCGAGCCTCTTCTCGTCGTCGAAGGTCAGGCACATCTCCCAGAGGCCCCTTCTCGCCGGGAACGACAGCTTCATCTCTGCGGTTACTCCGAGGAACTGGGTGAAGGTCATCGCTTGCCCTCCAAGACAATTCGATAAGTCGCACCGACAATCAGTCCCCTTGAGTTGCCATATTTTCTAGCGGCTTCTTCCGATGTTTCCATTCTTGCCTTCACCTCTTCCGCTTCGAGCATCATCACGCGACCCGTGCCATTGCAACGGGGGCAGTTGTGTTCTTCTGCCATACCGCTCCCGCCACACACAGGACACTCCGTCGAGTAGCGGTTGCGGAGTGCGTCCCGTTCACGTTCTGCTTTCCCCGTTCGCAAAATCCATTCAGATGAATTCATGCCGTCTGTTGTTTTGACATTGGAGTAGTCTAAACGGTCTTGAAGAAGTCGGGCATTCTCGGCGGTGAGGCGGTCAGTCTCACACCACGGACAAAGTGAACCATAGGTGCATGGAGAAGTATGCCCCTGTCGCTCAGAGCGCCAATGTGCGTCCAATGCCTTTGTCAGTCGCTCATTCTCCTCTCGGAGTGCGGCGAGCCCGGCTTCCAGCTTCTCCACGTCTTCATCGTGACACATGAGGTATCGCTTCAACTTATCCATTGTGCCCCCCTTCCTCCTTCTCGTTGAGGGTGCGGCGACGGATGTTGCAGGTTTCACATGGACAACCTGCATTAGCATCAGCGTGAGAGTGATAGCCTTCGGCTAATCTTTGTAAGCCAGTCTTGAGCGCGGTGAGCTCGGCGGTGAGACGGGCGTTCTCGGCTTGGTCTGCGTCGTGCTGTTCGTGAGCCTGAAATGCGCCCTCCCTGAGCCCAGCGAGCTCGTTGGCCGTGTCCAGATACATCCTCCGCAAGCGGCGAATCTCAGCCTTGTAGACAGAGTCGCTGAAGGGGCCTCCTAAGGTGCCAAAATTGCCTGTGTGGGCGACCACGGTTGAGAAGATGTCCCCGCCTGTCGTCACAATGGGTTGAGCGAGCTCGACAATAGCGCTATCGTTGTGCCACCCAACGATTCGACCCTCATGCTCGTCATTTCCCAGAATCAACACCCTGTCGCCTAGCGAGAACCTTGGAGCCTTTTCGTTGCTCATGCGCCTTCTCCTGTTTTTGTGTGTCCTTCCTATGCGTTAAGCACCGGAAACCGGTGCCCTACGTGAATACTTACACTCCCCGGGCACCCTCGAATGCCCCCAGCGGGACAAAGAACTGGAGCTCGCTCCCCGCGAACTTGCGGACCGGGCACTTCAGGACCGCCTCCCGGGACACCTTCAGGTCCCGCCCATCATCAGTATGGACGAAGACCGTGTCAAAATTACCGTTCTTCATGAGATGCCAGTTGAAACCGAACGAACCCTCAGCCTTGAAGGTATGAGTGTTGACCGAGCGGGCCGTGTGGAACTCGTTCCCACCAACCCTGAAGTCTAGCCACCCGATTCGACGCCGCTTCTTCTCGCCGGACAGTATCAGAAAGACGTTGACACCATCCTGAAGCAGGGTGTTCCCATCTTTGTCAACCAGCTTGTTGCCCGTCATACTCGTGCATCTCCATGTTGTTGTGCGGTCGCCCGGATTCGAACCGGGATTTCCGAGAGAAAATCCTCTCGGTGTGTTAGTCCCTTTCCCACTACGCCACAACCATGACACAATATACGAAAGATTCTCCCGAAAGTCAAGAGCTAATATAGCCAAGCGGGCGTGATAAATCAAGCCGATTCAGCCGGGCCGAGAGGATGAGAACTGGGAGACATCTAGTCGAATCATCACTCTGGACACATTCCCGTAGTCCCCTGTTTCGACCATGACCTCGGCCTTCTCAGCTATGGCCTTGTAGAAGTCCGCCCACGTCTGGAGCATTGCCGCATGGTGAGACTTCGGATTCTGAATTCGGGCGTTGCGGAACTCCCTCATAAAGCGAATAGGGAAGCCGCCTTCCACCGTCTCCTTCATGTCGTTCACGCTCTCTGTCAGCTGGCGGTTCTGAGCTAGGAGCGCCTCGTAGTGCCGCTCCCGCGTTCTGATTCCAGCCTGTAGCTCGAGTATCGTGAGGTCTCGACGAGACGTTTCACTCTTCGCCTCGCGGAGAGTCTTGGCGTCTTCCTTCTCTTGGAGGTAGGAGCCGAGAACCATTGCGCCGGTGAACAACGCCAGCGCCGCTAGAACCCACATTGCTATCATCATCCCTGCCCTCCCATCTCGAAGAGCGGCCCGTTGGTGGTGAGGACCTTCTTCACGAGGATAGCCCGCTGAAGCCCAAAGGTGTTGTTGAAGTGCGGGTGGAGCTCGGGCAACATATCGAAGCGCTCGTTGAGCCGAACAATCAGCCCGTGGAGCTCCATTGTAGATTCGACCTTGAACACCGGGATTCCAAGGTGCTCCGCTCGAGCAATCTCCTCCCGGGTCCCAGAACTCTCCTGCCAGCCCGGTATGGCGACCATAATGTCGGAGACCTCTAGCCACGCCATCGAGTGAGCCTTGATGTCGGAGACTGAGACGCCGTGGGCCTGCCCGGAGGTGAAGAACTGGCTATCGACCCACGGAGAGAAGACGGCAAAGCCAGCGCGAAGGAAAGCACCGGAGGCCGCGAGCCCCCTTTCGATGTTGGTGAAAACACCAAGAACGCTGGCGGCGCTATAGGGGCCAGCGACATATACGCGAATTACCGCCTTTTTCAACATATCATCCCTTTCAATGAATTGTGAAACAGTGGATTAGGTGAAGATGTTCATTTTCCCGCCGCGTTCATTAACATTGAACAGCGGGCTTTTTTGAACAAGGGTGCCGGCGCACAGACGTTGCTACCCTCGAAGGACTACTCGCGGCGAAGCCGGGACCTTCTACAGGATTTACGACAACCGGCATTCCGGCATTTGTAGCGGGGCTGGGATTCGAACCCAGAGTCGCGCTGATAATGAGTCAGGCATGTTACCGTTACACTACCCCGCAATGAATCTCTACACCACCGGGTCCTTCGGCTCCTTTTCTGGTGGATACACCTTATGGCCGATACCATCTTCAGGAGGCTCATCCGCCATCTCTATCCACTTCCTCTCGAGCCAGCCGTTGTAGGTTGGAACGAAGGCGAGAGCGCCCTCCACGAACATGAGGGTCGGAAGCGAGAGCCATCCCCAAGGGCCAACAACCATGACGATTAAGCGGGCGATTAGAATGAACAGGTTCAGGAGATACAGGTTTTTGAGCCCATGCCAGTAGTCGCTACACCAGAGCCAACGTATGAAACCTCCCGGCTTATAGGTGAGCCACTTTGGGACGTCACGAAGGCGCTCTCCCTTGAAGTCCGCGTAAGATTCCCAGATGGAAAACCCACCCGCGAACCAAAGCGCGGCCCACTCTGGAATGCGGGTCGCGACCCAAGAGTCTGTGTGATGGTCGCGCCAGTCGTCCATAAAGCCCCAGATGAAGCCGCCGAACCACACTTGAGCCACAATCAGGATAATGTCTGGGATGCTCATTTCTTCTCCTTCTTCGGACCGTCGATGGAAACGAGCTCGATAGAGCCCGCCGGAACCATGAATGCAACAGGCTTCTGGGCGTTCCGCTTCGGCGGTTCATCGCTCCAGAGCACAGCGAGGTGATACCGCGTCTCCTTCGTTACACCCTTCTCTCGAGTGAAGAACGTGTTGCCCTCGAGAAGGCGAACGAGGGTCCGGCCATTGACGACCTTGGCGCCGGGCTGGTGGATGATGGATGAGATACTTGCAACGACAATCGCCATGATGGCTCCTTTGTGGTTAGTGGAACTCTCCGTTATTGGCCCGGGAGAGAAGTCGGGCTATAGCAATCGCCATCCCTATCTCACAGATGATGACGACAAAGACGGCCTCGCAGGGTTCAGCAATCAGAACATACACCATGAGGGTCGCGGTCCACAGGAGGACGACAATCTCGGGGATAATCTTCCCCCAAGGGGCCGCCTTCATCACTATGACGACCGCCCGCAGGAACGCGAAGACGTATGCGAAGAACTGGTAGACCCTTATCCCCGCCGCGACCACCGGGACAACAAAGCGGTCGAACGTCTTGTAGTAGAAAGACTTGAGGCTCATTACGCGCCGTCCTTTCTCTTCATCTTCACCAGCTCTCGCTGTTGCTTCTGCGCCTCGTTCAGCGGGAACCGGACAATCAGATTCGCGTTGAAGAGGTAGTTTCCGTTCTTCATTTCGATGAGGTAGAGCTTCAGCGGCTCAATCCCTTGGTCCGCCGTGAGCTTCAAGAGCCGGTGTAGCTCGTGAGGCTTCACGTGCATCTCCCGGATATTCGAGAGCTTGCCGTCGATGACCTCGTAGCTTTGGACCTGTCTGATTGTCCGAAACGTGAAGAACACCCACAGCAGAATCGAATAGACCCCGAGCACAATAGCATACTCCATCATTTCTTTTCCCTTCTGCCGGCATTGCGGCGCTTGACTAGCTCGGAGGAGATTAGGCTGATTGCCTCTTTGTCAAACTTCTCGTCCGGGTCCAAGGCCTTCCGCAGTGCCTTGAGCCCCTCGGACGACATCGCCCTGAGCTGTAGAATCAATTTCTCTTTGTCGCTTGCTTCCATTGCCCCAATATAGCACTCTCAGCGTGAGTTGTCAAGTGAATTCTCGCGCATGTAGCGCATTCCCTCGTTCGTGACCCTATAGAGGTTGAGCTTGACCGAGCCCTTTGGGCGAACCCTCTTGATAAGGCCCTCGCGGTGGAGTCGATGAAAGGTCCGCTCCTCCCCCGGGGAGTGCGACAGCATAACCATCTCGCGGGTTGCCGCTCCCCATCCCCGGTTCTCAGCCTCAATGATTCGCCTAAGCATGTCAACCCGACGCTTGACCAGCTCGTTCTGCTTCCATGTTCTCAGGGGCGCTACCACCCCGGCACTCCTCAGGCGCTTCATCACACTCAAGAGGCTTCTCCTTTTCTGGATATGGAATTACTCCCAGCTTCCCGCATGTCGGACAGAATACGATTGACAATGTCCTCAGCGCGTTCAAACCCAAGCTCTTGAAAGTCGAACGGTCGTGGCCGCACTCGGGCGGATAGCTGGGCTTCTGTTGCTCTGATTCCCTTTGCTTCTGCGTGTTCTTTCCGCGCCCGGTAGAGTATCTTCCTGTAGACTTCCGCATAGTGCCAACCCTCCTCCCTTATGGTTTTGGCCCCGATTGCGTCTACGACCCAGAGGGTCCTAGGGCCTGCTTCCCAGACGTTCTGGACGAAGACGACGTAGCCGGCCTTCGACAGCCTATCCTGAATCTCAACGACCTCGGCAACCTCCTCGGGCATCATAGGTTCAACACCTCCTGCGCCTCTTCGTCGTCATCCTCGCGCTCGCTCGATACCCGGAAGGCATTACGTGACGCGACCTCAACAGCCGACGCCCGGGGCTCCTCGTCTCTCCAGATACCATTCTCGTTGTCGTAGACCAGCTTGATTTCACCGCCGGTCCCAGAGCGCCCTAGGCGTTGACGTAATTTCACCTCGCCCAATGTGGCTCCGTCTTCGCGCTCGACGAATATCATCTTGTCCATGTCGTGCTCAATGGCTCGGGATTCTCGAGCCCGTCCGTCTTCGTTCACCTGAGAGAGTGCTATCACCGCGACCCCGAGCTTCATCGCTACGTTCTTTAGGTCTCGGCTTATCCCGGCAATCTCCTGCTCGCGGTTCTTCTCCTTCGAGCCTGAGGCTGGGTTGACGCGCTGGATGTAGTCAACGGCTATCAGCCGAACGCCGCGCTGTTCCACGTAGGCCTCAGATTCCACCGCTATGTCCGAGACACTGAAGACGCCATCGCGGACGTAGAACGGGAGCTTCTTGAACTCTGCGCCCCACTTCCTGAGCTTATCCCACTCCTCTGGACGGAGGTGATTGTTCACGTATCGGATGTAGGAGGTCTTCGTCTCATACAGAGCAACGCGCATCATCAGGTCGCGCCTCGACATCTCGGACGAGAATATCAGGACCGGGCGACCCTCCCTCGCGTTGTGAACGCATGTCTGGAGCATGAGCGTGGTTTTGCCACTCTTCTCTCGGGCCGATACAACGACAAGGTTCCCCTGAGACATCCCACCCGTAGCCTTGTCCAGCTTATCAAACCCAAAGGTCGCCACAACCGTGAGCCTGCCGGCCTGAATATCGTCACAGAGCCCTTCGAATTCACCGACAAGAGCGCCCGCGTCTACGATTGAGCTCCTCTGAAAGCCCATCCTGAGCTCGCGTAACTCGCCCTCGAGCTCGCCAAGGGTGGCATACGGGGTATCGGATTCCCGGAACTTGCCAACAGCCCCGGACAGCTTGGAGTCCGCCACCTTCTTAAAGTGCTTCTCGGAGACAAGTCGGGCGTGGACTACGGCATTGCGCCCAGTGTAGGTAGTGCTCGACACCTCGACAGCCCAAAGGGGGTCAACCCCGGCGTCTGAGGATAAAATCGCAACATCGACGGTTCCGTATTCCTTGAAGACCTTCACAACAGAGTCGTAGAGCTTCCCGAGCTTCCCATTCTCGAACCAAGCACCGCCCTCGGGGAGCTCCCGCATGACCGGGGGTATGACCTCCGGCTCGGCCAGCATTCCAGCTATCAACAGGGTCTCGTGGTTCAGGTTCAGGTTCATGTTTTCCCTTGGTTAAGCTCGCTCAGGAGCGTGTCGTTGACTTTGGCAGTGGTTATTCCACCCTTCCACCCGGGTTTCGCGTTAACGTAGTCTCGCCATCGCCGGTTGAAGAACGTGGAGCCGTGGAGGGTGTATTTATACCAATCTGTGCGCTTCTTGTCGAGCCCGGCGTCGTAGTTTCGTATGGCCTTCTCGAGGTCTTGAAGGTCCGCCTTTTCCGCAACCTGAGCATTGAAGTGCTTCAGTGCATCGACCCGTCCCTCTGGGCGAGGATACAGCTTCCAGAGCCTCGTGAACTCCTCCAGCACATTGAAGCCTCGGTCGCTCGCGAGCCACAGCCCGCTCTTCGCGTCATACTCTTGGCCCTTATGCTTCCTCTGGAGGTCCCGCTCGCGCTCCTTCTCGACCTTGTCAACGAACTCGAGTAACTCGTCGCTGGTGAGGACGCCCTTCTTCCACGCGGCCTTGTCGAACATCCCGAGCGTTACCATAGATTCAACGATTGTCAGGACCTCCTCCGAGCTCATGCCGACGTCCCGGGCCGCTATCTCCACGAGGACCGTCGGTGTGTTGTCGAACTGGAGCCTGCCGCGCTCGCGGACCGCTCGCTCATAGAGGTAGAAGTAGAGCCCGTAGGCGCCTATCCCGTAGAGCTGGACGAGGGTCCGGCATTCGGTGTCGTTGAACCTTCCTGCGTTGTGTCGGAAGTATCCAATGTTGTTGCCTTGGGTGCCTGCCATTTCTGTGTTATCTCCGGTAGGGTTGGACATCCTGATTCCTTCAGAGCCGTATTAACCGCCTCAATGACGGTCGAGGTCATGCGGACGATTGTGTAGCAATCACAGCACTCACCGCACTTCGTTTCGTAAATGGCGTCGTGGACGTTGTCGTAAATGTGCTGATAAGCTTCGGTTCCAAGCATGTCTAGTGTCCTTTGTAGGGTGGTTTTCCTCGGTGTCGCATCGACATCGCGCTGAAGGTCCCGAAGTGCGACCGTCGAAGCGGGTGATTGCTCCGATTCTTCAGAGAAGCTTTCGCTGAGTAGCTCGGCGCCCCAGTCGCCACACCAAGGTGGGGTGGCGGCGAATTCCTCTTCAAGAGGGTGGCGACGAATCCGAACATCTTTCCCATGAGGCCCATATTGTTCCTTTCTATTTAGACTAACGCGATATGAATGGAGCGCCGGTCAACCAATACCGAATCCACCTTGCTCTCCGTTGCAGTGATTCCTCCAACCCTCTTTCCATTGGCGAAGACTGTGATGTAGACTGAGCCACCAATAGCATTGAGCTGAACATCGTCTCCGTCGAAAACGTGGAGCTGGTCGTTAGCCATTCGGATGTAGACGCGCTTCATGTGTTTACCCTTTCAGTGTGGATACAATATAACACTTTTTTGGTCTGGAAGCAAGTGGAATCTTTACAAAGATGGGGGCCCGAAGGCCCCCGGTCTGAGGTGACTAGTAGCTGAGTCCGATTGCGACCAGCTCTTCCTGAGGAAGGGCTTCGATGTTGAGTCCGTCGCGGACGCGGCGGGAGAGGTCCCAGAGGCCCTTGTTGATTCGGGAGTCCTCGGTGATGCTGTTGAGAGCCCGGACCGAACGCTGAGCCGTGTGACGACGACCTTCATTGTCGAAGGTCCAGCGGGGGCGGGTGAGGTCACGGAAGCCACCCTTAATGATGTTCTCTTGGACGCGATTGAAAACGCTCCAGAGGTCGCTCCCACCGTCCTCAATGCGGCGCGGGCGAAGGAGCCGCTTCGGGCCAACCGGATGATTCTTCAGCTCGGCTCCGTAGCGCATGGTCGAGGCCGCCAGCGCGAAGTTGGCCTGAGCCTGCTCGGACATTGCAACCTGTTTGAACGAACCGGCCTCAGAGATGACTTTCGGGAACTCCTTTACAATCTCGAAGCTCGCATCGACCACCTCACGAGCATCGCTCAGGTGAGAGACGCGAACCATTGCGACGGTCGCCTGAGGGACCATCAGTCCGTTGGAGCAGGCGAGACGGAAGAGACCGGCGGAGAACTGGTAAGAGCTCTTGCCGTCGTGGCTGTTGACGAGAACCAGCTGGGGGATGACTTCACCAACATTCACCCCAGAGAGAGAAGCCGGCTGAAAGCGGACCATGTGGCGCTTGAAGTCGCGATTGACGAACCCACCGCTCTGCCGGGCGCTACCGATAGAGAAGCCAGCCTTCTGCATCTCGTTGACGATGTCGAGCGTATTAATCATGTTGTAGCGGCTCGAGGTGCTCTCCGCGGGAGCGGTTGCGAACGCCGCCGGCGCTACTCTCTTCAGCTCGTCGATTGTGAGGGGCTCTTTCATGGTGCTTCTCCTTTTTGGTTGATTTTGAGTGGTTAAGGTGTTTCCCGTTGTCGTGCCGTAATATAACACTTTTTTCCCCTCAAGTCAAGTGTAATCTTTACAAACTTTCCAACAGCCTAGGTAACGTCGGAACGCTGGCCTCCCAAGCGTCCAGAACTTCGTCGAAGCTGTCCCCCACCCCAAGAGGCGGATACGCCGGCCTCCCCAGCCTGAGAGCCATGACCTCAGCGTTGGTCGCAGTCCCGGATAGCATCTTCTTGGCAAGGCTACCCTTAGCTGGGTCCCTGAGGGTTGGAACGTGGAGCTCAAGGGAGGTGAACCAGAACTCCGCAATCCAGTCTAGATAGACGGCAATGTCGGGGAACGTCTTCCTCCCCAAAGCCTCAAGACTATCCACCACGCCCGTCCTGTAGAGTCTCTCCATCGCCCGAACATAAGGGACGTTGCTCGTCCACTTCGAGTAGATGTTGCAACCGGCGCACTGGGCGTGAATGTTCAAGGGGTGGTAGTGGACCGACCAGCGCCCCCTCCCGATAAAGTGCCCGACGGTGAGATTCGTGGTCGAGCCGCACACAACACACCTCCCCTCGTGGAGAATCAGGAAGTATGCCGTCCAGCGGTCTATCAGCCTCTTCGTGACCTTGGGCTTCCTATTTGACCGTTTCAACGACACTGTAGCCCCCCTTCTTCCCCGGGATAATGTAAATCACAACCGCATCTCCCTTCCAGTCCCAGCGGATTGAGTTTGTCTTGCTGGAGATTTTCGGCACAGCTCCATGCATAGCTCGAAAAGCCCCCAAGCTCAAAGCCTTCTCCCAAGCGGCCACATGGGTCTTCTCTGGGTAGGTCTTTACGGTTTTCTTGACCTCCAACATACCGTAGTCGCTGAGGGGCCCAGTCACAACGGTGACAGTGCGACCGTCCGGCATTTCTGCGGTGAACTCCCAACCCTTCCCAAAGTCCATCCCGGTCGGCAGGACCTCTAACGATACAATGCTACCGACAAAGGCCGCATTTAAGAGGTCGAACTCTTCCGCCCTTCCAGAGCCCTTGTGCGTCACGAGGATGAAGATAATGATGACGAGAATCACACCATACAATAGGTTAGACACAGGTCACTCCTTTCTCCTTGAGATAGGCTTCATCCGGGACGACCCACTTCCCATCCATCAGGACCATGACATCAGACGGCGGAACAACAACGGCAGGCGGGTTGACGGTCCGGCCACTATTCCGCTCGAGCTCCGCGACGTCGGCAACGTCCTTGTCGCCGCACACTAGGCGCCCAACGGCCCAGCTTTCACTCCGCGTGAGCTTCGAGAAGTCATGCCTCGCTCTCCCAAGCCTAGGACCGCCAATGAGACACGGGTCGTAGGAGCCATGAGAGGCCTCTTTCACAGCCGCCTTCATCGCCGCCGGGAGAGGCATTCCCCGGGTGACAATGATGACAATGACTTCACTGGGAATAGCGGTCCCCGCTCCAGCTGTAGTTGTCTTCGATTCCAAGCTCAGCGGCGAAGGCTTCGCATTTTTGGACATATTCTGTGAACTCCTCTTTGGTTAGCTCAGCTGTGCTTCGTGGAATAATCGTCTCTTTCATCGTGCCATCGGGAAGCTCTACAAACATGACGTCTTGCAGGAACATGGTCTTTAGCATTTCGTGGACCTGCGTCTTATTGTAACCGGTCCAGTCAGCTATTGAGTCCACCAGCGCGGCCCAGTAGAAGTTGTTGGCTCGAGTGCTTCTCTTTCTCGAGTAGGCCCTGACGGTGAACTGGACCTTCCTCCCCAAGAAGGTCCGGCCCACGGTCTCCATGAAGGCCTTTCGGTCGTGGACGAGCACCATCCCCGCGTCGTCCACCTCGCCGTATCCCACAACCTCAGGCGCCTTCACTTTTCACCTCCGATTTTTTGACAACCGATTCGCGGACAATTTCATCTATCCGCTTGTTCAGAATCTCGACGGAGCGGTTCACAGCCTCTTGGCTAACAGACTTCTCAGCCTCAACGCGCTTCCGCATCGTCATCAGCGGGCCCTTGGCCTTCGCAAGTTGGGCCGCCTTACTTACTCCGTCGATGAAGGCCTTGTCGGCGTCCGAGAACTGCTTCACCGCGGCGCCCTGCTCAACCACCTCTGGGAGCCGGGACAGTATGTCCTTTACCAGCTCTGGGGTGATAAGGTTCTCCTTCTTCGCAATCTCAATGAGCGCCAACGCCGCGTTTCGAGCGGCCTTTCTCGCCTGTCCAGTGCTCTCGTTGAACTTTCTGATATGGCTCTCAAGCATACTGGTGAGCTTTTCAACCCGCTCGCTCTGCAATGACTTCGGAGGCTCCGGCTTCTTGACGTCAACCGGGGCCTTCTCCTCAGACTTGAAGTCTGCTGTCGGCGCCACCATCCCGTTGACAATGTCGAGCTTCTGGTCTTCTCCGCGCTGGTTCAGCTCGTCCAAGCGGACCATCTGCAAGAGCATCGGGTCTTCCCCGGGGAGAAGCCGGGACAGCTGAATCAACATGGTCTTCAGAGCCATCTTGTCGAAGTCGGTCTGCCAAGGGGCGTCATCCCTGCCCCCGGTCGAGTCGTATTCTTTGGCGTGTTCAAGCATCCGACCGAGGTCCCAGTATTCAAACTGGAAGCCGCCATCCTTCAGGTTGGCGCAAGCGTAGTATCCGATACACGCTCCACGCTGAGCCATCGAGAACTTTGGGTTCACTTGGTGGAGGAGCCTTGGGGCGTTTCCATACTCAATGCTGAAGACGTCATTCTCGAAGACGGCCTGAGCTGTGATGTCCCGGATTGAGCCGGAGCGCCGCGCCCGCTTCAGGAGCCCGCGATACCCGGGCTGGAAGTTTGCTCTCCCCTTGCGTGGAACTAGGAAGGCCTCCCCGTTGACCGGGTTCAAGCTCAAGCCGGCCTGAACCGCAATGAACACCCCATGCAGGATTGACTGCTTGTCGCACTTCAGCAAGCCCGGGTTGGCCCGAACGGCAGTGAGAGCTTCACTGACGTAATACTCGGGTGGAACCTTCATCAGAGACGCGTGGGCGAGCTGTGGAAGAACCTTCTCAAGGAGCTCTTTGAACTCCGTGGTCGTAGACTTCTCAACGGTCACGGCAGTGTTCACCTGAGCTTCAGCGACACCGCTTCGGGCCAATGCTTTCATGTCGTCAGACATTGTTCTTGTCTCCCTTCTTTTTTGATTCCTTCTTGATTAAAAGCGTTCGAACGAACTTTGGCTCAACCACGTGACCAGCTCTCTCCTTCCCAATGAAGGTCGCCAAGACAGCCCCACTGGTGACGTGACGCATATACTCAGCGTCCCCCATCGCGGCCTTGAACTGGTCCTTTATCTTGTCGATTCGACCCTCAATCTCGGTCTTCTCCTTCTCGAGCCCTTCCTTCTCTTGAGCCATCGCTCCCCACGTGTCACCGTCCACCTCAACCTCCTTGCCGAGAACAGGTCTCAGCTTCTCTGCGTCGGTGGCCGTAATCTCGCCAAGCCACACACCACCCTCGACGACCATCCAGAAGTTTTCAGCCTTGGCGACCATCTTCTCAATGAAGGCCTCGTCGCGTTCGACGACAAGCTCGTATGTATCGCGCTGGTCGAGAATGCCGACGAAGAGAATGGCCCACGTGTAGCCGGTGACGAAGAGTTGCCACTGGACCTGCGCCCA